TTAGAGGTTTTCCATGAGGCGTGCAAACTTCCTGGAAGCCTCTTTTTTCATTTCCTTTGTCATGTGTAAATAAACATGTTTTGTTGTATCATCATCTTTATGACCAAGACGTTCCATGATTTGTTCTAACCCTACTCCAGCCTCAGCTAATAGTGAGGTGTGGGTATGACGTAAAGAGTGTGGGGTTAACTCTTGATTAAGTCCCGATAGTTTTAATAATCGTCTCATTCTATTCTCTATTGTTTTAATTAATTCTGGGTATCCTAGATACTCTGGTTTAGCTTCATCCATTTTTGCAAAGACAAAATCTTCGTTATGATACGTCTTTCGATATTTCATGATTACTTTATTTTGTTCTGCCTTATGCTTTTCAAGTATAGCTATAACTGATGGATCCACATCAATTTTCCGTATAGCAGTTTTTGTTTTTGGAGGAACCAGCTGATATTTTTTTATATTATTACTTGGATTGTAAGTGGTTTTTGTAATGGAAATGGTCCCTTCCTCAAAATCAATATCCTTCCATTTAAGAGCGCACAATTCTCCAACACGCATCCCTGTATATGCAAGCAACATAAATATTGGATAATCCCGTTCTAACCCTTTTTCTTTTGCTGTTTTTAAAAATAGTGCAAGCTCTTCCTTTTCTAAATAGTTTGGGATTTCCTCTCTTTTTTCCAATTCCTCAACAGATTTAACATCTTTAGGTACATAAGCAAACTCAGTTGGATCCTTTTTAATTAACTCCATTTCTACAGCTTTCTTAAAAATCATTCTTCCAGTACGATGTGCACCGTCTAGAGTGTTTTCAGCAAATCCTCGCTTTTTTAAATCATTAAGTGCATCTTGGTATTTTTGTCGTGTAATATCCTTTAGTTTTATCTTTGCAAAATAGTCCGATAATCTTTGAATTTCATGCTTACGGATCCGGATAGTCCCGGGCTTTTTTGGTTTTCCAGATGTTTTGTATATTTCTAACCATTCATATGCGAATTGCTCAAATGTAACATTTTTTTCTTCTACATAGGTTCCTTGGGTTAACTCTGCTATTAAGAGAGCAGCAGCTTCCTGTGCCTCAGTTTTTGTATTAAATCCTCCTTTCTTTTTCTGTTTTCTTTTTCCTGTTTTCGGATCTGTACCGATATCTATGATATATGCCCATTTTGCTCCACAGGAGCATTTTTTGGTTCTTTTACTTTCACCTTTAGCATCAACACATTTACAATGTGGCTTATAATAATGTCCTTTCAAAATTACCTCCTCCTATTTTGGCCAGAATTTTACCTCAACTACTTTTCCAATGATATGAACACTCTCAGCCGGGACTAATTGAGGTTCCATTGTTGGATTTGATGGGATAAGCATGCACATATCACCGTGACGTTTTACTCTTTTTAGAGTGGCGTGATCACCGTTTACTGCAACTACTGCAATTTCGTGTGGTTGTACTTCTTCTTGTTTTGCAACAATTACAATGTCACCGTCGTGTATTCGATCACCAATCATGCTATCCCCTTTTACTCTAAGAGCAAAACCTTGTTTTCCGCGTAAAACAAAAGGATCAACTAAGGTGTACCCCTCATTATTTTCTATCATTTCAATAGGTTGTCCAGCTTGAATACTTCCCAGAACTGGTATTTTTATCATGGAATCACAACTATAAATTGCAAGTGTTTCGTTAACCAATTCTGATTCGTTGGATGATATTTTTTGTTTTTCTTTTCTTTCCATAGAGCTTGATAATGAGTTCCAAAAATCAATAACATCTGGTTCATTTTCAAATTTTTCTTGTTCCTCTTCCGATAAATTAAAGTAGTTATATTTCTTCATTAGACTCAATGCCTTAATAATCACTTCATCATCAATTAGCATAAGAATATCCCTAACACTCGGATGGGAACCATATATTAAACCAGCCCATACAAGGCGCAGTGGATCTCCTCCAGTTACTTCAGCAAGAGCCTGGTTAATTTCTTCTGTCGCTGCATATTTTGGGTTGTTTCTTAACTTTGAAAGATAAGTCCTATCTACCTTCACTCCTTTTTCCTTTTTCATCTTTTCTGCTATTTCACCTAAACTCATGCCACTTTCCTTAATGTAAGAATCAACTAACTCCGAGTAATTCATAGTTCTCTCCCTTCGTTGGTTTCCATATGCAATTTATAAATTCAATTTACTCCCTATCATTTCTATTTAGTTATTTTCTACAGGTTTAATATTAACATAACGTTGAACAAAAATTCAACGTTTTTTTGAATAAATGATTTTTCCGTCATTGACATCTTGAAACAGCAGTTGGTATGATGATGGTGAAAGATGTGACGAAAAAATCAACAGTAGAATTTTTCGTCACTGAGTCATAAGTAGGGGGTGAATGTATGCAATACCATGACCTATTAAAAAAAGGTATCGAAAAGAAAGGTTTATCACTTACACAAATATCTTTTCGTTTGGCTAAAAAGGATATTTGCCTTGATAAGTCTGTTATCAGCAAATTGCAAAATGGAAAAATCCCACCTGCAAGGGATGAAATTAATATTGCTTTGGCTGAAATTTTGGATTTAGACATTGATCAATTTAGGATTGCAGCAGCCAAAGAAATTTTACCTAAATCACTTTATGAATTAATTAAAACTGCGGGCTAATAAACCAAAAATTAAAAAGGTGGTAATGAGTATGAAATTAGAAGATTATCCAGAAATTATGACTGCTGCGCACATCTCAGAATACTTACATATTTCACGCAGACGAGTTTACGAACTTTTACAGTTATCTCCTTCTCAGGGAGGTATACCTTGTATTCAAATTGGGCTTTCTAAAAGAGTGAAAAAAGATAGTTTAATAGCTTGGTTGAATAGCCGGGAGAAAGAGGTTGTTTAATACCTGATCGGCTTTCTCTTTTTCGCTGATTGGCGAAATTTGATGATGAAAAGTATTCATAAAAAATAAATGAAGTGCATAGGAGAGGAAAACATGTTCAAAAGCATTACTTTAACTGGGGAAGAATTCGGTCTTCAAATTGATAGAAATCCAGATTCAGATCTTATCTTATTCCGATTTAATGATTTTATTTATGACGAAGAAAAATCAAAGCCAGGTCATGCATTTTATAAGGCGAACAACATCCTGGAGGTTAATGCAAGCATTGAAGAAGTAAAAGAAATCATTAAAGCTCTTCAAGAAATCCTGCCGGAGGAGGATTGTCATGAATAATCTGGTTTTCATCGAAAATGATCGTGTTGTTACAGACAGCTTAACGGTTGCAGCGGTTTTCGGAAAAGAACATCGCAATGTTTTAGCTGATATCGAAAATCAGATCAGCAAACTCAATGAAGCCGGGGAAACAGAGTGGGGGGTGCTGAACTTTCAGCAGACCCAATACCAACACCCACAAAACAAGCAATGGTACAAAAAATACTATTTAACAGAAGAAGCCTTCACGTTAGTAGCATTTTCATACATAACACCAGAGGCAATGAAGATGAAGGTTAAGTTTATTCAAGAGTTCAAAAGAATGAAAGAAGAACTCCAAAAACAGATATCACAGCCGAAATCCCAGGCTGAAATGTTACTCATATATGCCCAGCAATTTGTAGAGCAAGAACGAAAATTAAAGGTATTAGAAATCGAGACACAAAAACACTCGAGTCGAATTGAACAGATTGAAAACAAAATTGAGAAGCGAATGACCGATGAATTCATGATGCAGCTTGTCACTCCAACTCAGATCGGAAAGATGTTTGAACCAGCCTTATCAGGGAAAAAGGTTAATAAACTTCTTCAAAAAGCCGGATTTCAATGGAGAGTTGGTGGAGAATGGGTTGCAACAGTTGAAGGTAAGAAATACAGCAGCTCTGAACCTATTCAACTACCAGACGGAAAAATGACTTATCAATTGAAATGGCAGCGTCGAGTAAAAGATTTAATTCAAAGCGAGGTATAAGCCTAATGAACCCATATTCCGTATTTGGATTAATGATGATCTGCTTTATTGTCGGTGTCATTTATGGAAGTTTTACAGAAAGAAACAATGAAAGGAGGTGAAAAAATGGACATGTTGGAACATCCACTAATAACCAAAGTCAATCGCACTGGATACCCAGAAAAAGAACAATCTAACCACTGGGGAATCGATGCAATGGGTGATGAAATCAAATTTGGAGATTCTATCATAGAAGATCCATACGGTGAAGTCATCCTTGAAGAGAATTTAGAAGATTACTTGATTGAAAGACTTGGTTTTGTCTACAAGAAGGCAGATTAAAACCCTGCGCAGTCAGGAACGCAGGGCCCATGTGAAAATTCGATTAAGAAAAAATTGACCATTATTAGTATACCACATTCGGGAGGGGATGAAAATGAACAAAGAAAAATTGCTGCAGTTATTATCACTGGCAATTGATCAAGGAGCCGACATTTATATCCATTTTATGCAATATCACAATGACGGAAATAATACCCCAGTTTCAAAAGAAGAAGCATATGAGGTAGCTGTTCAATTTATGGATGCCTTAAATACATCTAATGTTAAGCATTATGAAAATCAAAAATACGCAGATAGTTTTCGTGTAAAAACTGACGATGTAACTGTTTGGTGTTCTTATGTTCCAGGTGAATCTAATGAAGATAAAAAAGAGGAGGAAATTGTATGAACAGTTTAACTAATGCTTTCGAAAATCAATATCAGCCACAATATCAACAACCTAATACTCTGGCATTGGCAGCAAGCAACCGTGAAATGGAAGAAGTCAAGGGAGCTATCTTTATGGCACGCCAGTTTCCTCGTAACGTATTCCAAGCGGAGCAACGAATTTTGGATGCCTGTAAGCGTCCAGCATTAGCTCAGACAGCTGTATATCAGTATCCGAGAGGAGGTACCAAGGTTTCAGGCCCTTCTATCCGATTAGCGGAGGTTATTGCTCAAAATTGGGGCAACATCGATTTCGGAATTAAGGAATTGGAACAGCGTGAAGGTGAATCCGTTGTTATGGCATATGCATGGGATTTAGAAACCAATACTCGGCAAACAAAGGTTTTTACAGTAAAGCATTCTTACAAAGCCAAAGGGAATATCAAAAAACTGGATGATCCACGTGACATTTATGAAAAAGTCGCTAATGACGGAGCACGCCGATTGCGTTCTTGTATCTTGGCTGTGATACCTGGAGACATCATAGAAAGTGCGGTCAAACAATGTGAGGAGACGTTAAGAGGAAATTCTAAAGGTCCGTTAAAAGATCGTATTTCCAATGCGTTAAAAGCATTCAAAGAAAACTACAAAGTCACTCAAGAAATGATAGAAAATCGCTTCGGTTACAATGCGGATGCCTTTACCGAAGTGGATTACCTAGACCTTATCAAAATTTTCAATTCGCTAAAAGACGGCATGAGTAAGGTGGAAGATTGGTTCGATAAGAACACGGTGAAGAAATCCAGCAGCGGGCTTTCAGAAGCGTTTAATCATTCGGAAAATGCAGAGGAAAGGTCTGAAAAGCCAGCTGTAAAGGAGGAAGAAAACGATGGGAACACCATCTTTGACTTTGAACCAAGCGAATTACCACAGTAACGAAATGAACTTGAAATATATGTCCGTCAGCCAATTTAAAGGCTTTGTTGAATGTGAAGCCAAATCGTTAGCGAAATTGAGAGGGGTATATGTTGAGCCATCCTCAAATGCCTTGTTAGTAGGTTCATATGTTCATGCAGCTTTCGAAAGTGAAGAAGCTTTCCAGCAGTTTATTGAAGAAAATAGCGGTTCTATTTTTAAAGCTCGTGGAGGTAAGTATTCCGAGTTTGAATGCGCCGACAGAATGATTGAGGTTATAAAAAACGATAAGTTTGCCATGTTTGCCCTAGAAGGGGAGAAGGAGCAGATCTACACAGCCCATCTTTTCGGAGTTGAATGGAAAATCAAAGTGGATTCTATTAATCATCAGCGAAGAACCTTCACAGATTTAAAGACCACACAGGACCTTCACAAAAGGTATTGGAGCACAAAATACGATGAATGGGTATCTTTTGTAGAGGCGTGGGATTACGTGCTCCAAATGGCAGTGTATAGGCGAGTATTGCAAGAAAATTTAGGTTATACCTACACACCTTATATAGTTGCCGTAACAAAGGAAAATTATCCAAACAAAGCAGTTTTACACTTTGATGAATCTCGGTTCGAATTTGAATATGAATACCTGGAAATGAAAATGGAACGGGTTTTAGCAGTGAAATCAGGAAAAGAAGAACCTCGTCGCTGCGAAAAGTGTGATTACTGTCGTTCTACCAAGATATTGAAAGACACTATGGAGATTGGAGAGTTGATTCATGTTTAAAAAACCTCAAAAAAATCATGTTTATTTTTACAGACATGAAGGCCATTATAACTTGCTAAACCCAAATGAAAAATCAGCTCAATATGTATTTTTGTTTCCACACTTAACAACGGATCAAAGAAATGAATTAGGAATTTCATCTTCATTCCTGGTTGATCTGGAAAAAGATTGTGAGTTTAGCCCAGAAGAGTATACACCCTTGGAGTGTCTGAAAGAAATCCTTGAGATTTACAACAGCTACTGGTTTCACACTGGAAAAGAAGAAGTTAAGAAAACTATTGAGTACCTTGAATCAATTGAAGAAGAACAAGAAAAATTGCGTCATGAATATGAAATCAAATATGCAAAGGCAAAAGTCGAATATTGGACTAACAAACTAAACGAATTACAAGCAGAAAGAGAATTTGCATAATGCTGCTGAACAATAATACAACACACAAAGTCCTCCTTCCTCAATGGATTTGGAAGGAGGCGGAGGATAAAGAACATCTAAAAAAGCTTGTACTACAGTACATGCAACGTTACCCAAACTACATAGTAAAACGCATCGAGAATGGGTTTGCCGTGTGTGAACGGCGGGGTTGAACGAAATTGTGAAATAACGAAAGGAGAATAAAGTGTTGGTTACTAAAGAGGAGTTAAAAGATTGGTTAAATGAAAGTGCAAGAAAGCGATATGAGGAAAAATTAGAAAAGTATATAGATGAATCTATAAAAACAAACGCATTATCAGGAAAAACTACTTTTGATATTTGTACAGGAAAATATACACCAGATGGTAGCAGGAAAACACCATTTTATGACCTTTGGTATACCAATGAGTTATCCGAAGAAAATAGAGAAGTTGTTCATAAAAGAATTATAGAAAAGTACAAAAGTTTTGGGTTTGATGTTAAAGAAACGACTGTAGATTGCGGTTGGCACCACAGCTACTTTGCACTGGAATTTAAAAATATAGATAAGGTTATCAAAAATTAATTCACATTCCGAAGAAAAACCCCGATGCGCCAACATCGGGATCAAAAAGAAAAATACTGTTATTCCTATTCTATCATGAACGGACAAGATTTATACCTAGAAAGTTAAAAAACTAGAAGAGGTAAATCAAATGGAAAGAGCGTTTAAGGGCATCTGGATACCTAAAGAAATTTGGTTGGCCGAGGATTTGGGATGGACTGAAAAATTACTTCTTGCTGAAATAGATAGCCTATCCCAAAACAGAGAATGTTTTGCTTCCAATGAGTATTTTGCAAAATTCTTTAAAATTAGCAAAGATCGAGTTTCCAAACTCATTTCCAGCCTATCTAACAAAGGATATGTAGAAGTGACATTGCTTTATAAACCAGGTACTAAACAGGTCGAAAAAAGGGTGATCACAACTATAGGGTATAGGCGAAAACAACTAGAGGGTATAGGTGAAAATAACTATACCCCTATAGGTGAAAACGCCGAGGATATTAATACATCTATTATTAATACAATTAATAATTCTACTACTACTACTACAGAAACCCTAAATCCTGTAGTGCATTTTGAAAATTTGTTGTGTCGGTTATCACCAAGACAAGCAGAAAATCTTTATCAATGGGTGGATGATTTTAACGGACAAACAGACATTATCATCGAAGCGATCAATATTGCTGATGACAAAAATAAACGGACCTATGCGTTTGTTGAATACCTGTTAAGGGAATGGGCGAATAACAGGCTGGATTCATTAGATAGAGTGAGAGCTTACGAACAGGAGAAATTCAACAGACAGAAATTACCGAAGTATTACACAACTCAAAAACGTTCTCTCTTCGAGCAAGGTGAAGAAAGTAAAAAACGACAGGCAGCCATTAAACCAATGACTCCAGAGGAAGAAGAAGCAATGAGAAGAATGGAGGAGGAACTACCATTTTAAGCATATCGAATTTACTTGGGCCTAATCGGATGAAAAACATGTTATTTCATATCCGGCCAGATCTTAAAGGAAAAGTCGGTTTAGATGCTATCAAACTAAAAAAATATCAATGTTCCCAATGCCAAGAAGACACCATTGATGGTTGGGAATTTGAATTGGATGGAATGCTGCAACAAATAACAGCAGCTCAACAGTGCAACAGTTGCGGCACAAAAGAATTAAGTAGGCAAGTGACAGCGGAATTAAATGAAAAACGTCTCAATCTACTTATTTCGAATTGGTACTTTATTTCAGACCAGGAGACAGCAGGATTTAAAAACTTTGAACCCGTCAATGACCTAGTAAAAGATGCAAAGCAAAAAACCATGAATTATGTAGGGGCTTTTAGTCAGAAATGTTTGCGAGAAAAAAACCTATTGATAATGGGGAGTACTGGAACGGGCAAAACTCATCTTTCTAAAGCAACAGCCAGAACATTAAAGGCAAGAGGTTTTAAGGTTGGATTTATAACAGCAGTAGAACTATTTAACAAGATCAAAGCGACTTTTGATAATGGATCAGCGGACAGGGTTTTCGATGAGATGAAAAAGCTTGATTTACTAGTCATTGATGATGTGGGTGTGGAGACAGTCAAATTAGATGATGTCAGTTGGACGGTTCGAACCTGGACAGAAATCATCGAAGCGAGAATGGGTTTACCTAATATTTGGACAACAAATTTGGACGAGCCTTCATTGGCTAAAGTAGTCGGCCAGAGAGCCTTTTCTCGAATGATGGAAAATACCAGATTTATAGATTTATTCACCGATGATCAACGGGAAAAGAAAATCATTAAGTAGGTGAATTTATGTGTCAGTTATGTAACGGAACCCACGTAATCCATGAGATTAGCAGTTTCGGTTATAAGACAAGCTGCTGTCCTTTATGTGGTACGGAATCGGATGAAGTGTGGCGCCAGGAGTTATTAAACATTTTGCAAATGGAGGCTGTGAAATGAATATCCAAACCATCAAACATAACTTTAAACTCGGACGGATGGATTTAAGTGAAATCGATTGGCTGATCAAGACCGTGGAGATACAACAAAAGGAAATAGATAGACTGTTTGAAGATAACCAAAAATTACGCAATCAAATTCAAGTATTTAAAGCTAAAACCACATGGAGGGTCTATGAGGAAAATTTAAAACTAGCCCAGGAGCTGGCCCTACTGAAAGGGGAAATGTCCGGATGAATAAGTGTCCAAATTGCGGAGGCCCTGCCTATGCGATAGCCCTCAGAAAAAAGAAGCAAGTCAAAATGGAATGCGGTGATTGTAAAAGAACGTGGCTGACAGATTCTAAAATCTGTCCAGCCTGTGAGAAGCCGAACGGATTTACTGTGCCTGGTCTTTGTTCATCATGTTATTCCGATAAGTTGGAGAGTAAGTATGCCTAGAAAGATAGATAACACGGAATATGCGGTTTATCGCGGTGACGAATTTCGATTTATCGGCACAGCAGAGGAATGCGCGGATCGGTTAGGCTGCTCGGTTAACTCTTTTAAGTTTTACTTAACACCATCTTATCAAAGGCGGTTGGCAAAAAGGAAAAGGCCAAAAAATTATATTGTGGTTGTTCGGTTAGATGATGATGAAGAGTAGAAACAAATTGTGTGGTAAGGGGTGTAGAAAATGAAAGAGCTAAAGTTCAGAGCGTGGAATAAAATCAGAAAAGTTATGTCATATGATGTCACTCTGTACGCAAACGGATGGGTTGACTGTGTTTTTGAAGATGGGTCAGAAGATAAATATCCTCCGAAAATCGCAAAAGAAATATTAGTGATTATGCAGTATATAGGTCTTAAAGACAAAAACGGGAAAGAGATTTACGAGGGAGATATTGATAATTGTGACGAGGAATTAATGTATGTCATCTATAAAGATGGTTCGTTTGGGTTAAAGTTTCTAAATCCAGTACAAGGGGAAGAAAATTATTTTGACGATTTTATCAATTGGGATGTACTGGAAATAATTGGAAATGTTTATGAGAACGAGGAGTTAATTAGTGCATAGTACGATAAAGAGGTGAAGCAAATGAAAACGGACAAGAAGCAACTTCACCAAGAGATGAAACGGAATTTTTTAATCGAACGGTTACTGGATTTAGGAATCTCGAAATCTCAAACAGGAAAGTCTGTTCATGAACTAGATTACGAAACTCTTAAATATGAATTGGTCCTTGCTGAAATGCGACAAGTGGACATAGAACATCCTGAACACCGTTGGTTTAGATGAGGAGGGATTAGGGTGATCCCGTACATCACGAAAGGCGATTTAACCAAACTGTCTCCAAAACGTCAGCGAAAAATCTGTGGCTGCACTACTTTATGTCAAGAGTTTTACACTTACCAGACTGACGAGGATGATTTTATCCTTTGCGCCGGGGATACGAAGCAATTTGCCCTTGAGATATTCAATCAATTGGGGCTGATAGATCAAAACCTAGCTTTTCCAAAGACGGATTACGGATGGACAGATGAACAGGAGTTATTAATCCAGCGGTACCTGAAAGATAAAAATGCCTATTACCGTGGGAAGGTTAAATACGGAACCTACAGTAATTTGGCCCAAATGTTAGGGAAGACCAGAGAACAAGTAAAAAATAAAATCCAGCATATGCGAAAAGAGGGAAAACTATGAATCTAGGAAAGTTATTCATGTTACAAAGCGAGTTAGATGCACATATTGAAGCGGAACACCCACGAAAAGAAGGAGAGAGTCGGCATAAGGAAAAAGTCTTGGCTCTGCTTGTAGAACTAGGGGAACTAGCAAATGAAACACGCTGCTTTAAATATTGGAGTAACAAGCCGGCCAGTGAAAAAGCTGTGATCTTGGAGGAGTTTTCGGACGGTTTACACTTTCTTCTATCCATCGGCTTAGAAAACAACATCGAGGAATTGAAGATCAAGCCAATCAAAAAAGAAACGCTCACAGAACAATTTATAGGGCTATACAACGTGTTTACTATCTTGCACATACATTTTAGTCCAGAGGTATATTCCGAAGCCTGGAGTGCTTATATAGGGCTTGCAGATATGCTTGGATTCACTTGGAAAGAAATTGAGCAGGCATACCTTGCTAAGAATCAGAAGAATCATGATAGACAGGATGGCGGGTATTGATGGATTTCACGAAAGCAACCAAGCAGCAGCTATTTACTATTTTGCAGGAGGTTTGCCCGATCCATTACAAATATCGGGCAGCCTTCGAGTTACAGGCGAGAAAAGAAAAAGCAGCCAGTCAAAAGGAGACACGGTACAAAGGCAAAGCGGCATATTCAGACAAAGTATATAGGGTGACAGTATGAGTAAATATAATTCAAAAAAAGTAGAGTTAGATAATCATATATTCGATAGTCAACTAGAAGCACGTTATTACCAGCAATTGAAATGGTTGCAGGAAAATGAACAAATATTATTTTTTCGATTACAACCAAGGTATTTGCTCCAGGAAGCATTTGAAAAGGACGGAAAGAAATTTAGAAGGATTGACTACTTAGCAGATTTTGAAGTGCATCATTTGGACGGCAGCATAGAAGTAATTGACATAAAAGGGATGGAGACTGAGGCATTTAAACTTAAGCGAAAACTCTTTGAAAAGAAATACCCTCACAAACTCTCATTGATTACATACAGCAAGATAGACGGGGGATGGATTGAGCTAGATCAGTTGAAGAAAAATCGGAAGTTACGAAAGGCTGTGAAGAAATCTGGAGCCAAAGGTGATAATCGCAGACGACAGATCAGCATGGATAAAGCATGAAGATAGATGGGCAGTGTGTTTTCAGCGCTGCTCACTCTTTAAAAAGTGTTCAAGCCGTTTTGGATTTGATTGTAAGCGAATGGGTGGCAATAACATACCGAAATTAGGTGGTGGTCGCAGTGGCAAATAAGGCAAAGCAAAAAAGACGATTGAAGAAAGAAATGAAGCAACGTCAGAAGGAGATCGAAAAGAAAGCATTGGAATTAGCCTGGCGCAATATTTGGGTGAAAGCAGGGATTCTAAAATGAGAGATTACTTGAATGCCAATGAAAAGAATCAGTTTATGGTGTTGCAGTCAGTTGTTCAGATGATGGACGGTTTAAGAAATAGTGGAGTAGATGGACCAAGAATGAGCAGCATTTTAGAAGAATGGTCCAAAAGGGGAAACATCACTAAAGAGGAACACAAGAATCTAAAAACAGCAGAAACCTTTCTGAGAAAGTTTTTAGCTTCCGTTTACAACAGATTGAGTCCAAAAGAGCAAGAAGTAATAAAGAAACGGTTAATGAAATTTGATTTTAAACTTGTTGATGATTACACACTCAAAAAAATGGAACGGGATATTAATGATAAGTTACAGAATGCGGTCATGCCAAGGGAACAATTTTATAGCTGGTGCAGCGAAATCATGGCTGTGAAATGTAATAGCTGCACAAAGGACTGGAATACATGTGAGCTGTATGAAGTGTTTGAAGATAATTATGTTCCTGAGTCAGGGTTTGATTGTAAGAATTGCAAATTCGCTTACAACCTGGATGAGGTGGAACCGAATGAATAAAGGTTTGGCTGCTGTCCTTTTAGAAATTGCAATAGCAGGAGTAATTACACTGTTTTTTATGTGGGAGATTCTTAATTGAGTTGAAAGAAAATGTGAAGGAGAAGTTTTTAATATGGGGAAAAGATATAAAGCTAAAGTAAAGGCAGAAGTTGAAATGATTGTATATATTCACGAAGATGTTAACGGAAACCAAGAAGTCGAAGATATTGAAGATGTAACAGAAATAGAGGAATTCGAAATTAGAGAAATTATTTATTGATGGACAATTCGATTAAAATCAGAAGGAGTGTCAGTAATTGCACGGCGAAGTGAAAGTATGGTGCATGACCGAAGAACAAAGGCAGGAATACATCAAGAAACACCCAATACGGCCGATAGAACCACCAAAAACTTTTAAAGTGGATTATAAATGGCGAGGGAAAAAGGGAGCCCAAAGAAGGTGGGGTCATGACACAAATAATGACTTATACTAAAAAGCAAATAAGCGTCATCCTAAAGGATTATCATTGGATGTTAAATTCTATTAAGCTATTGCGGGAATCAATGGCTGAAGCTGGTGAAAAAATTGTTAGACCATATGAAAATAGCGATATGCCAAAACCAAAGGGGAGTACATCGGATCCTGTTTACCAAGAGTATATTCGGAGAGAAAAACGTTGGAAAAAGATATTTGAATACGAAAAAAAGGTTAGAGTCATTCAAGAAAGAATGCACAAGATTACGGATGACCGGGAACTGGAAGTGCTGCATTGGCTACTTGAAGGGAAAAGTTTTCGCTGGATTTCTTTACACATGGGTTTGTCTCACACTCATATTTCTAGATTAAGAGAAAGTATTATCGAGCAAATGGCTGATACAAATGTTCCAAATGTTACAGAAGTGACAAATTAGTATTTTTAAAATTTTTTAAGTAAACTGGGAGGGAGGACGGCGCGGAAGAGATTTCCTGGCTGTTCCACCTCTTCGAGCTGGAGGATAAATAGCTCAAAACCTTGGTTGGAAGTTGCGTTGATTCTGATAAGTAACGCACGATTAGTTGATAGACGGTACCAAATAGTTGGTATCGTCTTTTCTTTTTAATGTTCGCTGCAAACTGAGTGTAATTTAGCTAGAAACATCTAGGCTTAGTTTAGAGCGAATATTGAACGCTTAGCAACTAGCATAAGGAGTGAGGTGTATGTAAATGGCAAAATTAACAGCTAAGCAAAAGCGTTTTGTTGAAGAATACCTTATTGATTTAAATGCAACTCAAGCTGCAATCAGAGCTGGATATAGTCCAGATAGTGCGAGAGCAATTGGAGCAGAAAACCTTACAAAACCAGACATACGTGCGCGTATAGACAAAGCGTTAGCAGAACGTTCAAAACGTACAGGAATTAACGCAGAACGAGTTTTAAGAGAATTGGCACGTATTGCGTTAGTTAATCCGGCGAATGTTATCGATTTTGAAGAAGCCACAATTTCCGGAGACGCATCAGAAGATGATTTAGCAGCAATCGCAAGCGTAAAAGTAAAAACGATTCCAGGAGAAAATGGAGACATTGTAGAGCGAGAAGTTCGACTCTATGACAAAAACAGAGCATTGGAATTGTTGGGTAAACACCTTGGAATGTTTAAAGACAAACTAGAAATCAACGGTTCTATGGATGTCGTACAGATAATCGACGACATTCCTAGAAGTGATGAAAATGAACATTAAGCTAACCAATGTTATTGCACCATCATTTTATGAAGTTCACCATGCAATTCGAAATAAACAATATGGCCATTATTGGTTAAAAGGTGGTCGTGGATCCACAAAATCCTCGTTTGTATCTGTAGAAATCATCATGGGGATGATGAGTGATCCAGATGCAAACGCAGTTATTCTACGTAAAGTCAAAGAAACGTTACGTGAATCCGTTTATGAACAAATGCTTTGGGCAATCGATAAGCTCAATGTTAGCCATTTATGGCACGCTTCATTGAATCCTTTAAGCATAACTTATAAGCCAACAGGACAAAAAATTATTTTTAAAGGTGCGGACAAGCCAAAGAAAGTTAAATCTAGTAAGTTTCGTCGAGGATACGCTAAGTTTATCTGGTACGAAGAAGTAGATGAATTTCACAACATGCAAGAAATTCGGACAATTAACCAGTCGTTGGTTCGTGGTGGACCCGATATTCAAGTGTTTTACACGTATAACCCACCACAATCACAAAATAACTGGGTGAATACCGAAGTAGAACAACAGAAATTCAGACAAGATACACTTGTTCATTCCAGTGATTATAGAAGCGTTCCGAAAGAATGGCTTGGTGAACAATTTATCAATGACGCTGAACATTTGAAGAAATCAAACCCGAAAAAATATGAGCATGAATATCTAGGGATTGTTACTGGAACTGGTGCAGAAGTGTTTACGAATATCACACAACGTAGAATCACAGATGATGAGATTGCCAGATTCGATAAAATTAGGCGTGGATTGGACTTTGGTTTTGCTGCCGATCCATTGCATTATACTGAGAATTACTACGATAAGGCGCGAGGGCGTCTTTTTATTTTTGTTGAAATTCATCAAGCAGGCCTTAAAAACAAGGAAGCTGTAGACAAAATTAAAATGTTTAATCCTATGAATGATTGGATTACAGGTGACTCTGCAGAACCGAGAACCATCGCAGAGTTTAATGACCTTGGTTTGAGAATAAGAGGAGCCAAGAAAGGACCAGGTAGCGTGGAGCATGGAATAAAATGGCTACAAGATTTGAATGAAATTATCATTGATCCAGAGCGTTGTCCGAATACAGCAAGAGAATTCACTCAATATGAAATTGAACGAGATATTAACGGTAATCTGAAAGGTACTTATCCAGATAAGGATAATCATAGTATTGACGCTACAAGGTACAGTTTAGAGGATGAAATGAGGGGCAAAGCGAAAATCAAGACTTTCAAAGGCTCTTTATAGCAATAACATTACGAAGAAGGAGGTTTGTAGATGGATCCATTTATTTTTCCGGCAGAGGATGAAATTACAGGAGAAGTCGTCCAGGACTTCATCGAGCAACATCAAGCGCTGCTTCCTCGATATCAAAAATTAAAGGATTTATACGAGGGAAATCACGCTATTCTATCACAGGAAGATAAGCCGGAATATAAGCCAGACAATAGGCTTGTAGTGAACTTTGCTAAATACATTACGGATACATTTAATGGCTATTTTATCGGTATTCCGGTAAAGGTGAGTCATGATGACCAAAATGTAAATGATGTTGTAGACGAGTTCATGACCCGTAATGATATGGATGACAACCAAGCAGAATTAAGTAAAATGGCTAGTATTTATGGACATGCTTTCGAATTGATCTATCAAAACGAGGATTCGGAAACATGCTGCACCTATAACAGTCCATTAGATATGTTTATCGTGTATGACGATACCATTGCCCAGAAACCATTATTTGCAGTTCGTTACCGTACTACAGATGATGGAATATCAGGTCAAGTCTTCACTAAGAATTCTCAGTTTCGAATCACAGGAGACAAAGAAGGATTAACTTTAACCGATCAGCAACCACATTACTACGGTGATGTACCGGTTATTGAATATATCGAAAATGAGGAAAGACAATCAGTATTTGAACAGGTAGAGACACTCATTAATGCTTATGACAAGGCATTATCAGAGAAAGCTAACGATGTGGATTATTTTGCTGATGCCTACATGAAATTATTAGGTGTAGAGCTTGATGAACAAGGGCTAAAATATATCCGTGACAATCGAATACTCAATTTGTATGGTTCTGAAGCTGATAAAATCATTGCGGAATTTATGGAAAAGCCTAACGGGGATACTACACAAGAGAATTTACTAGACCGTATTGAACGGCTGATCTATCAGATTTCAATGGTCGCAAATATTAATGATGAGTCATTTGGAAATGCTTCAGGAGTGTCCCTAGAATTTAAACTCCAGCCAATGAAGAACTTAGCTGCCATGAAGGAAAGGAAATTTGTTTCCGGTATGAATAGGCGCTTTAAAATGGTTTTTAACATACTGGGCACACAACGAAAAGTACAACCGGATGAATGGCGAAATTTAAATTATTCGTTCACTAGGAACATTCCGAGAAATATTTCCGATGAGGCAGATACTGCTGGGAAATTATCAGGAATTGTTTCTAAAGAAACTCAGCTATCCGTTTTATCATTTGTTGATAATCCGAAACAAGAACTGGAACGTATCCAAAAAGAAGAACAGGATCGAATGGGTGCTTTTCCGACAAATGAAGATGGGGATTTTATGACGGGTGGTGAATGAGATGTCGAAGTATCGTAAAAAACCTGTTGTAATCGAAGCATTTAAATTCTATGTTGATCCAATGCCTGATTGGTTTATGAAAAAAGTAATAGAAAACAAAATCATTCTTAGAAATTGTGATTACAAAAGATATTCTATTGATGAAGCGTATTGTGAAATCGAAACGCTAGAAGGAGTTATGCGCGGAAATGGTGGAGATTACATCATTCAAGGTGTAAACGGTGAAATCTATCCATGTAAACCCGATATATTTGAAAAGACATATGAAAAGGTTGAATAATCATGGCTAGCAAAACCTACTGGGAAAAACGAATGGAACAGCTTTATGCAGCCCAGGATAAAAAGAACAACCAACTAAATAAGGAACTTCGTAAAGAATACCATCGACTAGAAAACAGCATTGAAAGAGAAATTGCTGCCTATTATCAAAAATACGGTTTAGATAATGTCATCGAATACCGCCAGCTGGTTCTTAATTTAGCACCAGCAGAACGTGATCTGCTCTATAAGGATTATGAGGAATTCGCTAAAAGATTCCCTCAATATATGCACCTTATGCCTGTTCGTGAGTCCATTTATCAGTTAAATAGATTAGAAGGTTTACACTTGTCCATTCGTATGAAGATGGTGGAACTAGGAGTTTTTGAACAGGAAGGCTTTGAAAAGCTATTAAAAGAAGCCTATGAGAGGGGGTATTTATCCACCATGAAGGGGCTAGATAATGCTCCTTCATTTTTTAATGTAAATGATTTGGTTTTAAGTCAAACATTAAACGAGAAATGGATTAATAACGGAAATTTTTCAAGCCGTATTTGGGCGAACAAAGAAAAGTTGCTTAATACTTTGAATAACGAAATTAGAGATGCCATAATCCAAGGCGCTGATTATAAACAAATGAGCAAGATTATTCAGCGTCGCATGGAGGTTGCTGCCTATGAATCAATGAGATTGATTGTGACGGAAAGTGCCTTTGTCATGAACCAAGCAAATAAACAGGCATTTATGGACGCTGGTATCAAGCGATATGAAATAACAGCAGTGATGGATAGGCGAACGAGTCCTACATGTAGAGGATTAAACGGTCAAAAATTTGAATTTAAGGATGCAAGGGTTGGGGTAAATTATCCCCCGTTTCATACATTTTGTAGGACAACTGTAGTACCGATTGAGAATGATTAGGGGTGAAAATTGTCTTTAGCCAATAGACGTTAAACAGGGCTATTTTTTATGCCAAAAATCAATCGTACACGGGTATTTAAGCAAGATTAGAGCATTACTACCCGATAAGTTGTGAAAGGGCTCTGATGAGCGTTTTTGGGGCTTATACGGTGTATTAAGAAATAATCAAGCAAAAATGCGTGTGTGGGATGAAAGGGGATTATGAAACTATGAAACATAAAAATAAATTTCTTTTAAAGTTAGATTTACAACACTTTGCTGCTGACCCTGGAGTCGATCCACAAGAATCAAATCCAACGGATCCACCAGAGCCGGGAACAGAACTAAAGAAAATCGAACTCACGGAAGAAGAATTGCTAAAACGTATTGAAAGTGAGTCTGATAAAAAGCTAGAAAAAGCCTTGAAAACAGCTCGAACGAAGTGGGAAAAAGAATTCCATGAAAAGTTAGAGCAAGAAAAGAAAGAAGCTGAACGTCTAGCTAAACTATCCGAGAAAGAGCGCAAAGAGGAAGAAATGCGCAAGCGTGAAGAAGAACTCGAAAAACGATTTAAAGAGCTTGAACGGAAAGAATTAAAAGCTGACGCCATTGGGGTTTTAACTGAAAAGCAATTACCAACAAACTTTGTGGACTTTTTACTTGCAGATAATGCAGAAAAAACGCTTGAAAACATTAATGTTTTTAAATCAGCGTTTGATGAAGCAGTTGCTGCAAAAGTGAAAGAAGCATTAGCTGGAAATCCACCAAAGAAAAATCCATCCGGTAATAATTTTAAAAACCCTTTTAGCAAAGCTCATTTTAATCTAACCGAACAAGCGAAACTTTACAAAGAAAACCCGGATTTATACAAACAATTAAAGGCTCAAGCCAATCAATAATTAGGAGGATGAATATTTATGACTACAAAATTAGCTGATGTAATTCAACCTGAGGTATTTACACCTTATGTCATTCAAAGGACGATGGAAAAATCTGAATTAATTAAGTCGGGGATTGTTGTTCATGATGCTGAATTTGACCGTTTGGCAAGTGGTCCAAATACACTTGTGAATATGCCATATTGGAATGACCTAACTGGTGATTCTGAAGTAATGGATGAGGATACAAACTTAACAGCTAAGAAAATCACAGCCAGCAAAGACGTTGCTCGTAAACATGGTCGAGCTAATATGTGGGGGGCTAACAATTTAGCTGCATACTTATCCGGTGATGATCCAGCTGGTGCTATTGCCGATTTAGTGGCAAGTTATTGGGATCGTGAAATGCAAAAAATCCTATTAGCTACATTGAAAGGTGTTTTCGCTGCTTCAAATATGACAGAAAAAACATTGGATATTACCAATGAATCTGGAAATGCTTCTTTGCTTACTGGTGAAACATTCATTGACGCAAACCAAGTAATGGGCGACGCAAAAGATTCTATTACTGGTGTGATGATGCACTCATTTGTTGAATCTTACCTTGCTAAACGTCAATTAATTGAATACGTTCAAGAGTCTGAACAAAACATTCGTGTTCCGTACTTTATGAACAAACGTGTTATTGTAGATGACTCTATGCCATACGATACAACTAATAAAATCGGTGAAATGTATCTATTTGGTAGTGGAGCAATTGCATTGGGTAATGGTTCACATCCTGACATTAAAGAAACAGAAGTGGATCGAGACAAACGTAATGCAGCCGGTCAAGATTACCTAATCAACCGTAAATTGTTCATTCTTCATCCACGCGGTGTGAAATGGACCGAAGGCAGCGTGGCTAAAACATTCCCAACAAATACTGAAATTGAGACTGGATCCAACTGGAGCCGAGTATACGAGCCAAAAGCTATTCGTATCGTGAAATTCAAATTCCGTACGGAAGTGCCTGCAGGAGTTTAATGAGGGGGTAAGAGCTAATGGCGTACAAAGTCATCCAGTCGTTTTCCGATTTACAGGATAATGGCTATGTTTATAATGCGGGGGATTCTTACCCCCGTTATGGTTATAAACCAACGGAAAAACGAATTCAGGAGCTTTTAACGGTAAATAATAAAGCAGGACAGGTATTTATCAAGGAAGTCGAAAACAAAAAGAAGCAAGAGTCAAAAGAAAAGAAAGTAGCTGCTAAAAAGAAAAGCGGTGAATAACTATGGCAATTGATATTCGAGTTATGGTTCGTATTCCGGAAATTAAACCAGATTTACTTCAAGAATTGGTTCAAACAGCAACAGACCGCATTAATCTTAGATTAGGAGTTTCCGAATTTCCAAATGAATTAGAATCCATTGCAGTGGAAGTCGTTTGTGCGATGTATAACCGGAAATATCACGCAGGAATTAAAAGTGAAAATGCTGATACATTTAGCGTTTCCTTTGTTGATGATCTACTTAAGGAATACGAACCGGATTTTACACGTTATCTCGAAATGAAGGAAAAACAAGAGAACGCTAATAGAGGGGTGTTGAGGTTCTTATGAAGTTCAAACCCCTCTTTTTATATGCCGAACAAGAAACCGGAAAAGACATTCTAGGAAATCCGATTAAAGAATTCGTTCAGATTGAAGAGTCAGAAGGTCTCTTTTCATCCTGGACAAGCAAAGAAATTGCTTTAGATGTTCGGGAAATAACGATTCACAATCGCAAAATACTTACTCCGTGTTCGAAGGAATTACTTGAACAAGCTGAAAAAGTGAAATTCGAGGATAAATACCACTTAATTAACGAAATCAATGGTGATGATACGACTCGTTGGCGAATAATCGTCGTTAATCGCTACGGAAGTGAGTCATTATGAGGTTTGAGTGGGTAGGTGTTAATCCACTTGCTAGAAAGCTCATTCAAAAAAGTGCTACTGATTTCAAAGAGGTTGCTGAAAAGAACATCCGTGACATTTATACACGTTCTCAAAAGCCAGGTGGTACTCCTGTAGGTGACTACACTGGCGGTGGGCAATTAAGGAAATCAGCACAATATCGTGGTGATGAGATGGGCTATACGGTTCATTATGCGCCGCATGTTGAGTATGGGCACCGATTAGTAAGAGGGGGCCGGACCATCGGGTTTGTGCCAGGACAATTTTATTTAAAAAAGAATGTGGATACACAAAGACCTATTTACAAAGAGGATTTAAGGAAAAAGTTAAGGGAATGATTTGATGTTAAAAAGATTAAACCCTACTCTTATTCGAGCAGCCGTTATCAATCGAATTCAAGAATATACGGGTAAACGGTGTTATGACAAAGTGCCAAATAATGCCCCTATTCCGTTTTATGCTATTCCTACAGTCCTACAACGTCCAGATGACAGTAAAACTATGGCGCGTGATTCGTTCGAAATTATGATTCATGCCTTTTCGGATGGATCTTCTTCTATTCACATAGACGAAATGACAACAGCAGTCTATGAAGCATTTTCTGAATACATCGAGTTAGACGGTGGCTATGAAGTTACCTTACAACAATTCGATGGTGTAAATCAGATATTAGCGCAAGAAGATGGCACGGATATGGCGGTTATGACATTAAGAATTACCGTTTTTTACGGATTAAAAGTAAAAATTTGAGGAGTGATATAGATGAGTGAAACATTAAAGACTCAATTAACTGGTCAATTAGCAAAAGCAATTGCAGGTAAAGATATTTTGTTATCAATTTGGGATTCTACAGGTAGCAAATTATTGGCTATTGCCGGGCAACAAGGGCTTACGATTAACCGTGATAAAGATACCATTGAGGTTACGTCAAAAGACGCGCATGGTGGCTGGAAACAGTTTTTAGGTGGCTTGAAAGAATGGTCTATTGATAATGATGGTGTTTATGTTCGTACAGATGATTCACATAAACAGTTAAAAGCAGCATTTGATGGTGATGATCCAATCTTAATCAAAGTAACTAATCAAAAGGCCAAAACGGATATGTTTGGTGGGTTAGCTATTGTAAAAAGTTATCCAATCGAAGCGCCTTATGATGACGCAGTGACTTACAGCATTAGCCTACAAGGTACAGGGGAATTAGTAGATTTAGAGGATGCCCCTCAAACACCAGAAGTTTAATAAATTCGGAGGATGATATAGATGTTTGAAGTTGAAGGAATCGTTTATACGTTAAAATTCAATGCTAAAAAGTTAAAAACCATTGAAATGTTAGCCAAAACAAGTGTTGTAGGTGAAATGGTAAAGAATAATGGAGTATTACCGTATAACCTTTTAGAATTACTATTCTCCTTTGGACTTGTGGAGGAAAAAACAAACGAAGCAGTTCCACAGAAAAAGGCTGCAGAAATGTTTGAAAAAGTTGTTGAAGAAAACGGTTATCTTATCACAAATAATGCAGTGTTAGAAAAATTCCAAGCTGATATGGGTTTTATGTTCCGGTAGAACTCGTTGAAAGCGAGCTACCGAAAAGTGATTTAACCCCTTATGATTTAAAAATGCAAAAGCTAGCTGAACCATTTCAAGACGAAATGGAGCTAGCTTTTTTTGTTGTTGAAATAGGCATATCAAAAAACGAATATGAACAACTAACGGAAACAGAAAAGATGTTTATCCGAAAACGTCATGAACAGAAATTTATTAACGAAACAACCTGGATGAGAAATGCCGTTCTTAACGCAGTTAACAACGCTTTACGAAAAAAAGGGAAAAAATTCATTGATTTATTCCCGAAAGCACCTAAAAAAGCGGATAAGGAATATAACGAAAACGCAGTTAAAACCATTCTTGAAATGGAAGAAAAGAACGGAAAAGACTGGGTAGATCGGATTTATAAAGCAAATGGAATGAAAACCCCCAAGAAGGGAGGTTAATAGATGGCGGACTATGTATTATCTGCAAAAATAACGGGTGACGCAACCGGATTTACAAGGGCGTTTCAACAAGCAAATGAAACCTTACAAAATATGTCCAGCAAAGTAAAAGATGCTGGCGCACGGATAAGCGACTTAGGAAAAAAAGCAACCATAGGTGGTGCTGCATTAACAGCTGGAATTACTATGCCTTTTATGAGTGCCATAAAAACTACTGCTGATTTTGACTCTGCTATGAGAAAGGCTGGTGCGATTGCTGGGGCCAGCGCCAAAGAATTAGATGCCATGACACAAGCAGCATTAGATTTAGGGGCTAGTACTTCCTTATCGAGTACCCAAGTGGCTGAAGCGATGACGGAAATGGCTGCAAAAGGCTATGACGCGAATCAAGTTATAGCTGCTATGCCTGGTGTCATAAGTGCGGCCGAAGCGTCTGGTGAGAATCTAGCATTGACGGCAGATACAGTCGCAAGCGCCCTAAATGGGTTCCAGTTATCTGCTGATAAGTCAAATAAAGTCGCAGATATCTTGGCTATGACTGCCAATAAAACGGCTGCTGGTATCACTGACCTCTCTTACTCCTTTAAATACGCTGCACCTGCAGCAAACAGTTTAGGCATATCTATGGAGGAGTTATCTGCAGCTACTGGTTTAATGGTTAATGCAGGTATGGAAGGATCTCAGGCTGGTACAACCTTGCGTATGGCATTTAATAGACTTGCAGGACCAACGAGAGAAGCGTCTGAAACTATGGCCGAACTAGGATTTAGTGCTGTAGATGCGAACGGTAATTTTAAGCCGTTGAATCAAATTGTGGGCGATCTGAATAAATCATTGGCTGGTATGACAGAAGCTCAAAAAATCGCAGCACTTTCCACTATATTCGGTACAGAAGCAGCTAGTGGCATGTTGATCTTATTGCAAGCAGGCCAAGAAGAATTGCAAGGATTAACAAAAGAGCTTGAAAACTCAGCAGGAGCTAGTGCGGCGGCAGCAGAACAGATGAAAGCTGGTATTGGTGGGGCACTTGAAAATCTATCTGGTGCTATTGAATCAGCAACAATCAGCGTCATGAGTCAGTTGTCGCCTTTTATCACGGATATAGCCAAATGGGTTACTGGAGTTATAGATAAGTTTAATAGTTTAGATGATGGAACAAAGAAGATGATTGCTTTTGCTGCAGGAATTGCAGCGTTAGCAGGTCCGGTATTAACTGTTTTAGGTATTATGACTATCGGACTTGGTGGGCTTGTATCGGCATTTGGCTTTTTAATTAGCCCAATTGGTTTGGTGATTGCTGCTTTAGCTGGATTGGCAGCTGTCTTCGGTCACCAAATGGCTACTAATGAGGCGTTTAGAAACAATGTAATTTCTGCCTTTACAGAAATAGGAGAAAAAATATCCAGTGTTATTAACACGGTTATCCCAATCATTCAGGGATGGTGGTCAGCCCTACAACCGATTATTGCGAATATCGGAAACATGATTAGTAATGCTTTTTCAAACATTGATTTTGGAGCTGTATTAAGTTCTGTTGGTTCTAAACTTAGTGCCGTATTTTCCACGATATCCGGCATTGTTCAAGCGGTCTGGCCTGTAGTACAAACGTTTTTTACAAGTATTATTCAAGGGTTTCAATCTGCAGGAGGAATCGGTAGTGGATTCGGCATACAGTTAGCTTCAATTTTTCTAGGGTTGAATCCAATTATTAAAGGCGTCATCTTGTTATTCCAAAACTTTGGACCACAAATTGTAAGTGCGTTTCAACAGGTTTCCTCTATGCTTATCCCGGTTGTATCAACTATCGGTACGGCTTTAGGAGAAATTGCTGCAGCGATTATTCCTGTGTTTATGAGTGCTTTGCAAACATTGATTCCTGTGGTCATTCAAGTAGGAATGGCATTTATGAATATTGTTCAAATGGTGTTGCCAGTATTGATTTCATTAATCAACCAATTGGTTCCAATTATCACACAAATTGTGGTCATAATTGCACAGACAGCAGCTCAATTAATGCCTTTGATAGGTATGTTGATTAGTTCGTTGTTGCCGGTCATTGTAAACATCATTTCAACCATTATGAATATTGTTCAGACGGTCGCGCCTGCATTTATAGCCATTATTAACGTGATAATGCAAGTCGTCCAAGCTTTAATACCTGTTTTCATGAGTATTATCACAGTGGTTGTAAATGTAGTGGCTAATGTGATTTCAGCAGTTACACCACTTGTCGCATTTTTTGGTGGAATTATCAATGCGATCATGGCGATTATCGCTCCAATTGTTGCATTTGTTGCAGGAATTATCGCGAACATCATTGCAGCAATTCGTCCAATTATCGCTGTCGTAACCGGAATTTTTAACACTGTTTTTTCTGTAGTTTCTGGGATTTTCAGAAATATCGTTACGTTTATTGGATCAGCAATTAACTCGATAAGCTCTGTTATCAGTGGTTTGAGTTCGATTGTTTCTGGGGTGTTTAATACTATTTTTAGTATTGTAACGGGTGTCATGAATCGAGTATCAAGTGCGATAACTGGAGTTTTTTCTGCGATTCAAGGCGCATGGTCAGGTTTGACCGGATTTGTTTCTAATGTGTTTTCTGGAATCTCCAGTGCAGTTCAAAGATTAGTTGGACAAGTTAAAGGTTTCATCAATAACGTCATCGGTGGAATCAATGCAGCAATTGGGCTAATTAATAAGATACCTGGTGTAAGCATTGGAAAGATACCTTATCTCGCGAATGGTACTGATGATTGGCAAGGTGGTTTTGCGTACATTAACGAAGGTGGCCGTGGTGAGTTAGTGAACTTACCTAATGGGGCCCAAGTGATTCCTCATGATGTTTCTATGCGATATGCACGTGAAGCAGCGAAAAAAAATAATAGTGTTCAGGTCGTACAAACACAACGATCCGACAGTCGACCAATCGTAATCACCAACGTATGGGAAGTCGACGGCTACGAGCTTGCACGAGTAACTGAGCCGTACCTAGACGCAAGACAAGCGCAAAACTTTACCGTAAGAACTTATATGAACGGAAATAGGGGGTAGGCGATGAACACGATTATACAGCGACTAAATGGCACGACTTACGATTTAGCGGAGCTAGGCATATTTACGCGTGATTTTAACGTGTCAGCGCCGAAGCCCCGCCACTATACGGAACAGGTTGAAGGTATGCACGGCGCAATCGACATGGGTACGGTTTATGACCCGCGCCCGATTAGCGCCTCTTTTTATGCAAAAGCGGTGGACTACGATGATTATGCGCTAATGCGTGATGAGATATTCCGAATGTTTCTGTCGGATGAGGCATTTTACGTAATCGAGTCGCGTAATCCAGGCAAGCGGTGGCTGGTTAAGGTGGCGGACACATTCGGACTCGACCAACAATTTTTATACGGCTTTTTTGACGTCGAATTTATCGCTTATAGCGGTTTTGCCGAATCTATCGGTACGACGCAAGACGCCTTTACCTTTGACGCGGAGTTATGGCAATTTGGCGAAGGGTTAACGGCTGACGATTTAATTTATACGTTTAATTCGCCGTCATTTCGTGTGTACAACGCGGGCGATATTGCGATAAACCCTCGCAATATGACGCTTGATATTACGTTTACTGGGGCGTCGAGCGATTTGACGATCAAAAACGAGACAACAGGCGACATGTGGAAATATACGGGAAATACCAACGCAAGTGATGTCGTCAAGTTGACGGGCGTCCGCGCCATTAAAAACGGTTTATCCATTCTTCGCGATACGAACCGGAAACTGATTACGATTGCGCCGGGTTGGAACGACTTTACGGTCGTAGGGGCGAGCGGAAGTTTTACGGTTAAATTCGACTTTCGATTTTATTACTTATAGGACGGTGATGATACGTGGGGAAATATCGAACACTAGGTACGCTATTTAACCGTGTATTTCGTAACGATTTAAACCAAAACTTCGAAGATATTGACAAGGATATACAAACGCAGAAAAAGCGTGTTGACGATTTAATAACTAAGACGCCGCAGCCGTCTGAGGTCGTTGACGCACGTGGTGGACATCCTGTTTTACGAGATCGGTTAGATTCTGTCGATGCGCAGTTGGCGGAAAAAGCGCAAGTGAGCGCCGTCACCGCGCTCGACTCTAAAGTGACGACCGACAGAAAGCGCAATCAACAAGCAATTCGGAGAGAGTTAGATTCGAGTGGTTTTCAACCTTATCAGCTTCCTGCTGGATTCGCGTGGCAGAGTGCGCCAATCAAACTTTTCACGAACGGGACGAAGTTCACGACAGATTTCGATGTGTCAGTGTTTAAAAACGTCAGTACGAACACGTATTGGGTAGACCCTGTTAACGGTCTAGATACAAATGCTGGTACAGAAGTCGCGCCGTTCAAGTCGCTCGAAAAGGCATATCAAACCGCATCGAGCGGTGACACAATTAAAATGAAGCCGGGTATTTATTACCGCGATTCTTCTTGGCAAAGTATCTCGGTCTTGCAAAAGTCATTGAACATCATTGGCGAAGGTACAGTCATCATTCCTCTATCGGACAAACACACATACACCAAAACGGCAGGACAGACAAACGTTTATCAAACGGCTCGTACCAACGTTGCGGAAGTCATCGACTTGACGTTCGACCCGGTTGGCTACAAATACCAAAAGAAGAATACCTTAGCGGAGTGCGATGCCTTGCCGGGGTCTTACTACACGGATGCGACCACGCTATTCATTCACTCCTTAGATTCGAACTCTCCAAATCCCGAAAAAGTACTACCTTTACTCTCGGCACAACATTTCAAAGTCAATAATTCACTCGGAAACGTCAAAATTTATCTCGAAAATTTGACCATTTTTGGTGGTAACAACGGCAACCTTTGGTTGGATCGAATCAACGCGTCGAACGGATTGAGCGTCTATGCGAAAAATTGCGACTTCCTTCACTCGACCGGATTGAATGTGGATGGTGACGCGGTGAACATTGACGGGGCGGACGAAGCGTTTTTCCAAAACTGTCGGGCGTTGCATAGCCGCAAAGACGGATTCAACTACACAGCATACAACAGCGCGTCAGCGCTCGTGACAGCGCCGAAGTTTATCGAAGTTGATTGCGTAGGTGCTTACAACGGCATCCCGAACACACTCTCGCCAAACACGAACAATGGATCGACAGCACACGCTGGAGCGCAGGGTATTCGCGTCAATGGTCAATATTACAAAAACATGGGAGCGAACGTGGCAGATGTTCAACCCGGAACAGAGTCGCTCAACCTCGGATGTATCGCATTCGACTCATTGACCGGTCTTGATGATGCCACGAACGGCGATTTCGTCGCTCAACAGAGCGGTGCGAAGATGTGGGTAAACGCTTGTATCTCTTTCGGGTCGAAGTACAATCTCTACGCTATGTCCGGAACGACAATGTATGTCGATAACACGCAATTTGACACTAAGCAGGGGTCTGGCACTTTTATTATCACGAACCAACTCTGATTAATCTATAGCGCTATCGGAACAAACTGCGCACTAAGAACGGGAGGTGTAACCGCATTTGCTAACGATAACAGATTTCGCAGGCAATACGGAGTTATTAACGAATATACGCGGACTCATCCGTAAAAGAAAGGTTAACAGCGAGAAGTCGTTGACCTTTTTTGTTATACCCGACGAAACAAACGTGCATTCCTTCGGTATGGTCGACACGGAATCCATCGTTGAATTTGACGGCGAGGAATACGTCATCAAAACGGTGAGCGAGAAAAACGCTTTGAGAACCCTGATTCCTCAAAGACCAATGCTGAAGCTTTATTAAGGGAGGTGGTTAATTGATTGTCACAAATTTAAATGGGCAAACAGAAATGCTAACAGATTACAAAATTATACAACGAAAGAGAGTGGTGAATGGTGAATTTACCCTCTCTTTTTTTGTTTTCCAAACCGAGCGTAACAAACATTCATTTCCTTTGGTGGAAGAAGAATCTGTAGTGGAATATGATGGTCAGGAATTCAGGATTAAGAAAGTACGTGAATATACCAAAGGTCACACGCCGGTTAAAGAAGTAACGGCTCCTCATGTATTTTTTGATATTATTGACGATTATCAATACGAAACAATTTCCGGATCAATAAACATTGTTCAAGCGCTCAATCATGTGTTTAGCGTGACAGATTGGACTTGGGTAAATCACGGAGCATTTAATAGTGTAGAATTCGAAAATTTTGGCGATGGTACAGCGTTAGAATTGTTTAAAACGATACTTGACCGATATGGGGCAGAATACGAAATAACAGGTCCACGAGAGGTTACACTCAAAAACCAAATTGGCGCCTTCCGTGATGCACAATTTCGATACAAACATAACATCAAAACACTGTATAAGGATATTGATAGCTCGAATGTTAGCACGTATATCAAAGGGTTTGGAAAAGATATTACGGTAGAATATACGTCTCCTAATGCGTCTGTGTATGGTATTCGCCATGCCCCACCAGTAAAGGATGAACGATTTACGAATGTAACCAGTTTGAAAGAGCATTTGAAGAAGATCTTGAATGACACACCAAATATTGTTATTGATATCGAAGTAATTGAGCTAAAAAAGCAAGGCATTCCTGTACATGAATATGATTTAGGCGATACGATTTTCCTGATTCATGAGGGTTTAGGTATTGATGCAACAGTCCGAATCTTAGAATACACGGATTATCCGGAAAGTTATAAATCGCCGTCTATAGTTTTGGCAAATTATAAACCTAGCATGACGAAGGTATTGACATCCTTTCAGCAAACATCGAAGACACTAAAGCAGCTGACGGATGATGATGGAAATTTAACGCTGAAACTTAAACGACTTTATCGTAACAGTGATCATTACAGCGATCATACTGGTGATTGGTATATCTCACCGGAAGATCCGAATGCATATGTCCATATTGGAGCTGGGGGAATTGATGTACACAGGGGACTAATTAGAGTGGAAAGAGATGACGGATATCCAGTTATCATAGGTGGAGCTCTACAAAATGAATTTGGGATAATGCCTCATAATCCACCATTTAGAAACTCTGAAATAAGTATTAATGGATGGTGGTGGTCTAATAGTGATACTACCCATAAAATTTGCGAAGCTTATATGTTTAAACATGACAGCCGTTACTTGAAAATGATTGTAGGCATGTTGTCTCCATCTGGAAACAATATAGGTTTTGAAGTGGTCAATTGGGGCCCTGGTACTGTTTTAGCTCAAAAAATTACTAATCATTCGGACCCTAATAGTGGAATTGCTTATTACGGAGAGATATTAACCATTGATCTTGGAGTACCAACGGGAGAATTAATAGGTTTATATGTCAAATTGTGGTCTGGCATAAATGGTTCGGAAGCTCTTGCAAGAATAATAGGAATCTACAAGGAGGGATAATATTGGGATACTTAGTATTCTGTGATACAGACGAACTAGGAAATATAACTGATGCCTATGCTGGGGTGAATATTATTCCCTCTAGGCAGTATGATTATTTTTTTTACATGCCTAATGAAATCGACATTATGCAGTACAAAGTGGACATGGAATCCAGGCAATTAATTTTAAAGTGAATTTTTTATTAAAACATATCCGAACTTCCAATTTTCAATCGATATTAATAGTGTAAGCAATTTTAGAAAAGGGATATATGATGCCCCTATTTCTAAATTGCTACGATATTAATAGTTGGAAGGGGATATGTTTATGAAGAGAGATATGGAACTAGTTAGGGAAATCATTATTGAATTATCTGAAGGGAAATACAAAAGTAGTATTAAATGGGACTCAGAGGAAGATAAACTTTATTATTACCATTTAAAGATTATGAGAAAAGAAAATTTAATTTCTTTTAAAGAAACTCCAACTAAAGACAAAGTTCTATTGTCTGCTGCACAATTAGAGTGGAAAGGTAATGAATTCTTGCAAACATTTTCGAATAATAGTGTGTGGGAGAAAACAAAGGACTTCATTAAAAGAAAAGGGATAGAAGAAGCAGACATATATATAGATATGTTGATTGAACTTGGTAAAACGCAGATAAAACAATCGCTAGGAATGGAATAGAAATTATATAAGCATCCTTCGGGGTGCTTTTTTTCTTAATATTAAAGCAAGGAGGTAAATAATGAGCTGGGAAATCATTTATAAAACAATTTTTACTGGCACAGGTGCAGTAGTTGGTTATTTATTCGGGGGGTGGAGCGTATTGCTACAAATATTACTTGCCCTTGTCATTATCGATTATGTTACTGGATTACTTGCTAGCGGAGTTGAGGGCAAGTTAAGTAGCAAAGTCGGATTTAAGGGAATTGCTAAAAAGATTATGATTTTTTGTTTAGTTGCGGTTGGTCATTTAATCGATAAAGCAATTGGAGATGGTAGCATGATTCAAAATGCGATCATCTTTTTTTATTTGGGTAATGAGTTGTTATCGATTTTAGAAAATGCCGGGAGAACAGGTTTGCCTGTACCAGACCAAATCAAGAATGCAATCAATGTTTTAAAAGGAAAATCAAATTAAGGAGAGGATAATAAATGGCTCTATTTTATGATAAAAGAAACCGTGAAAATCTCGAAAAGTTAGCAGATCATACTAAAGCAGCGGCTATTAAATGGTATCAATACTTAGTGGACAATAATATCAATGTATTGATCTACGAAACTATTCGTACAAAGGAAACACAACAAAAATATGTAAGGGAGGGCGCATCTAAAACGATGCGCTCTTATCATATTGTTGGACAAGCTTTGGATTTTGTGCCGGTAGACGATAAAGGAAATACACATTGGGATTGGTACGGAAAAGCTGAAATTCAAAAGGCAATTGCAGAAGCAAAATGGCTAGGATTTGAATGGGGTGGCGATTGGAAAAGTTTTAAGGATCAGCCACATCTTCAATACAATTACAAAGGTTATGGCACCGATACATTCAATCAGTCGCCAAATATGGAAGTGCCTAAACCAGCTCCGGTACCAGCTAAAAATAATGTGATTGCTACAATTCAAGAGACACTTAACAGCCGTTATAATGCCAAGATTAAGACTGACGGTTTATATGGTCCTAAAACAAGACAAGCACTCCTAAAAGGCTTACAGACCGAGTTAAATAAACAATTCGGTGCTAGGTTGGTTGTAGATGGTGTTTGGGGTCCTAAAACAAAGGCGGCTTGTGTATCCGTCCGAAAAGGAGCAAAAGGGAATATCACTTGGATTGTACAAGCCGTTTTATATTGCAAAGGATATGATCCTAAAGGGATTGATGGTGTGTTCGGTAGCGGTACTGCTGCAGCGGTTTTGGCTTTCCAAAAGGCTCATAATCTAGCACAAGATGCGATTGTGGGCAAAAATACTTTTGAAAAATTGTTTGCATAACAAAAAGCCCCTTCTCGCTTGAGAGGGGGCTAAGTTACTTAGTAAACTAATCTAAAATCGTTGTAATCGATGTCATCGAATCCGTTGTCAGTGATAAATTTTTCTTCGTTAAAATTGATTAGTTCTAATGCTTCATCCACCGTTAAGCTGCGGTTTGTTAAAACCTCTCCTACCAAAATGTCTTCATACATTACTTTTACCATTTTTGTTTCCTCCTTTAATTTTTATTTTTTTTGTAATCCCTTGCTGTATCTTTATTGTATATCATATGATATACAAAATCAACACTTTTTATTGATTTTTTTCGTTTTCTTCGATATATTTTCTTACCCAAATCCGGAATAATTCTGACCGGTTAATTGCTTTTTTCTTGAGTATCTCATTTAACTTTTCCAGATCCTCTTTTGGTAATCTAACTACAAATGTGCTATCGTTTTTCATTTTCATTCTCCTTTGGTAAATATAGTTCTTCTAATTTTAAACGCCCGTTGTAATAGGCTTCTTCTGGTGTTTTAAATCCTGACTTGAAATATTGCTTACCATTAACCGTAATCCAAGCTCTATAACGTACCTCCTTTGATTTGCGTGTATAGTATTTAGCTACACCTCTATATCCAGTGGAGCTATCTTTCCTTGGTTTCTTCCCTTTAAAAAGAGGGAGGACAACACCATCAATACGCTTGTTTTCGTATTCTTCACGCAAGTTTTTATTATCTAATTCTTTTTTTAAACAACCACAAGACTGTGTTTGCCCTGTAGTAAGATAAATTCCTTGTACATTTAATTCATTTCCACAGTCACACTGGCAGCGCCATACAATACGACCTTGTTTTCTTTCTTCTAATTCTTCGATCACTGTCAAGCGCCCGAATTTTTTTCCTGTTAAATCGATTCGTTTTTTAGGCATTTCATCACCTTTTATGCAACTACTACACTTTTAGGTGCCCAAAATTCGTTTTTAACTTCTAGTTTTCCGTTTTCAAATATTGCAATTGCTTCAATTAGATAAGCTTTTTCTGTTGCTTTTTTAATTTTGTAAATAGACTCATGTTGGATTTGATGTACAACACTTGGATTGTTAAAAGTTTTTTGTAAAAACCAAGGAGCGACTCCAGCGATCTGTCCGCCTTTTATTTCCTTTTGGGCTTTGTATAATGACCAAGCCAATTTTAACGCTTCCGCAAAGTACTCTTTTACTTTACCGCCGAACTTTTTAGCACCTCTGCGAGCAAATTCCCAAGCGTTTGCCATGATTATTTTGTTTCTCATTTTGATTACCTCCGTTTCTTTATCTTTGATTATAGTATATCATTTGATATACAATCTGTAAAGTAGTTTAAGTAATTTTGTTAAAATTATTCAGTCAAAAGCGGGCAAAAGAAAAAGCCCTGTATTTGGGCTTAGAAAGGTAAATCAGTATTCATGATTTTATTTTGCTCTTGCTGCTCTAAATCCAATACTAGATCCGTGATATCCTGATCTCCGTTTAAAATGATGTTTTCTAATTGTATCTCAAACGGTTGATCTTTTTGAATTTGTTTCCAGAATTGATAAGCTATATATTCAGGCTTTCGACCACGCAGCGGGAAACTGCCGGATTTCAGTACCTTACCTCCAGTCGCAGAGAAATGTATATCAATCGTTACATTCATTTAGATTTCCTCCTGCTAGTGTCATTCTGTATTTCGCTATTTCTATTGCCTGTTCCGGTGTGCTTCCATAACAATTCCAAACTGAAATATTACCATTATGTGCTGACGCGCAGTATGTATCCCCAAAATCTAACACACGGTATTTAATTTTACCTTTACGAAAATACCAAAACCAATCCCAAAAGGTTCGAATCCAGTGTATTTTTCTACCTCGCTTCCTACATAAAAAGCCCCTAAGATAGGGACTTTCACAAGCTGTTTATAAAATCTTTAATCTCAGGTTTCATCATATCTATTTCTGCTGCTTTTAATACAACAGAAGCCATTGGTTCGGTGTCATTAGGAACAAAATTATCTTTATTAACAGTTATTTGAGCAATTTTAATATCACCTTGTTTAACTGCAATAGTGACCGTTTTGGCTCCTTTAATATCCTCCTGTTGTAAAAAGTCATACGATTGATTTAATACGTGTTGAGTGGCCAATCCTGGTGTAAGTTCTTCGCTCATTGTTACAAACACTGTTACATGTTGATTAATATCAATGGCATCCGTAACATCGACCTTTTTAGCATAGGCAAATACAGAGGTATCTATTTTAGTTGATTCTTTTTCGCTTTTTCCTTCATCCTTATTCTTTTCTTCTTTAGATTCTTTTTTAGGTTCTTCTTTAGCTTTGATATTTTCCTCTTCTTTAGGTTTGTTTACTGGTTCGGTTGACTCTTGTGTGCATGCTGTTAAAAAGAGCGCAACCATTAATAAAATTAATACTTTCTTCACGGGTATTTCCTCCTTACTTTTGTGGCATAATTTCATTTCGACATATGTAATGAAAATCCTCCTTTTTTAAGAAAGGTTTTGAATAAAAAAATCACCACTAGTAAATACTTATAAAAAAGACAGGTGAATTTTATGAAGAAAAAATTTATTTTAATACTTATTTTCACAATTAGTTTAATCGCTCTTACATCCAACCCTTCTAAAGCAGATTATGTTTCGTTTGTAAAAGAGGAAATATCTAGTGATGGACACCCTATTCTTGGAGCATTTGCGAGTCCTTTAGTTAGTGCTTTTACAACTAAACAAAATTTCGGCTTGTTTACTGTTTATGAAACCAGGTTTGATGATAAGGATAAAGAATACCTAAAAGCCATCGGTATATTTAATCACTTCTTTTGGCTTCATATTCCGGAATAATAAAACCCTTCTCCAATCAGCGAGAAGGGTTTGTTACATTCCGAAGAAGTCATCCTTATCCACATTATATCCCATTGATCTTAACGCACGTTGGATTTTTACCCATGTTTCAATTCTCGGCCGGTAATTAGGATCGCTGCACATATTTGAAACTGTTGTTCTTCCTACATTTGCTTTTTCGGCAATTTCTTTCTGAGTTAACCCTTTTTTATCAACCCATTTGCCAAATTTGCTTCTTGTTTTTCCGAGTCCAAAAAATACTCCAAACATTTCTTGCACTCTCCCTAGTCAAGTTTTGATAACAGTCTTGTCTAAAAATCCCGTTTTTAAACCTAGTGCAAAAAAGTGGAATATTGGACAATCCATGCTAAATACCGTTTAAATATACCAATTCAATTTCCACCTCAACATACTTTTTGAGAATATTCCAGAAGTAGATATATCAAGGTTTTTGACGATGTTTTATCCATTCCAGATCAATGGAATTAATTACTTCGTAATTAACAAAGAGGTGGCGCGGAAGGGAGGATATATATCGAATGATATTTGAAATTGTTACAACAACGATTTTTGGAGCAATTTCATTAAAAGCATATTTGAGTAAAAACGGAGGAGGGGATGATTCAAAAAAAATTAATAAGATTTTTAGTTTAGCAGGCTTGAATGTTAAAGATGGTAATAACACCTTAACTGCGCAGCAGATCAAGAAAAAAAGTTATGACTGGGGAACAGAATACAGGTATAGAATCCCGTTGGGGAGAAGTTTCGAAGATTATTTAGCAAAACAAAAAGCTATTGAAGCTGGTTTAAATACAAAATCAATGGTCATCGAACTAAAAGACTTAAAAGATATAAAATTTGACCGAAATTTCATCAAAAGTTTTAAAAAAATTTACACTAAAAAATTGACTAATAAAAAAGAAGTAGAAATGGTTTATGATGGATTATTAAAAATTCGAGTTTACGATAAACCTATGCCTATAAAAATTGAATGGACCAACGAAATGTTAAAACAAGATTGGTCAGTTATTCTCGGGTTTAATCGAACTGAAGCATTTTATCATGACTTTGACAAACGGAAACATTTAATTATCGCTGGAGCAACAGGATTCGGAAAATCCGTTACAATGAAGTCCATTATTGTATCATTAGTCCTTTCAAAACCCAATGATGTAACCTTTTCATTAATTGATCTAAAGGGGGGATCAGCTTTTGCTCGCTTTAAAAAACTAAAACAAGTAATAAATTTTGGAGTAAATCCGAATGAAGCAAGAGAAATTCTTAAAGAAGTTAAAATTAAAATGGAAAATGATTATAAAAAAATTGTTGATGAAGGTTTTGAAGATGTTACCGAAGCGAATATACCTAAAAGACACTTCATTGTGATCGATGAAGCAGCAGATATTATGGATGACAAGGACACGATTGATATTTTAACGGATATTGTTCGTAAGGGAAGAGGAGCAGGATATTATGTTATTTATGCTACTCAATATCCATCATCTCAAGCTATTCCAATGCAAATAAAAAGAAATATTCCTGCGAGGTTGTGTTTTGTTTTAGATAGTGCTACAGCATCAATGACTGCATTAGACAAGAGCGGGGCTGAAAACTTACCAGAAATACCAGGTAGAGGAATTTATAAAAATGTCGGCCACAATATTATTCAGACTCCTTATATCACAAATAGTTTAATTGATGAATTATTAAAACCTTACATGATTAAAAAGGAGGTCTTGGATAGTGAAACGGTTGAACGAAAGACAAGAGAGAATTCTTTTATCATTAAAGAAACTCGATTATCTTAACCGGGATCAAATAAATAAAATCCACAGACTTGGCACAATCCGCAATACAAATCGCATCCTCAAACAATTATCCCCTTATCTTTCTAGTTACCGTGAAGATTATTCCACTATTTATTATTTGAACAATAAAGGCAGAGAATATGTGAATTCAGAAAAAATACGCAAGAAAACAAAGTTTGTAAATCATGTCTTAATGCGAAACGACTTTTATATTTATGCTGGATTTCCACGAGAATGGAAAAATGAAGTGGAGTTAAGTTTAGGTGAAATAAAAATTATTTGTGATGCTTGGTTTCGTGTAAATGGAAAGTATTACGCATTGGAAGTCGATTTAGACCAAACAATGAAAGAAAACCGAAATAAGATTGAGAAATACAGAAAATTACTTTCAAACAATGCAATAAAAGAATCACTAGGACACCTACCAACTTTAATTTGGTTTACCACTACAGAGTTTCGAAAGAAGAAATTAATTGATTTATGTAAAGGTTTACCGCATGCCGTTTACACTACCAATGACATTAAATGAGGAGTGTGTGAAAATGTCTAAATCAAAAGCAATAAATTTTCGTGATTTCATGACGGGTGAATATAAAATTAAAGAAAAGGAATTAAAAAGGAGGAGAATAAAAAATACTACAAAATTAGCAAGTGCGGCAGTTTTACCTTTAGTGAGTGGTGGAGCAGTTGGTACTTTAGGATTTACAATGAAGGCTTTCGCTATGACTAAAGATATCCCAGCTTCAGCACCAATAGCAGTTGAAGCGAGTGCGAAAGAATGGATGGGAGAACAAACTTTATCCATGTTGGCACATGTATTGGACCCTGTCGTTGATATATTAGTGGCCTTATCGTTTCCGGTGGCAAGTGTCGTAATTGTAGGATCGTGTTTCCTCTTTATGTTTGGTAAAACAGATAAAGCATGGAGTGGTATTCAAAATGCTGGACTAGGATATGTTTTAATACAAGTATCTCCTCTTATTCTAAATGTTTTAAAACAGGTGGGAAACGCTATTTAAAAAAGAGTTTCTCAGCTTATGCGAAAAACTCCCGTGTGAAATAAAAACTTTTAATGAGATATGAACTTTATGTTAAAAAGTTCATAATTCGACAAAATTCTACAACGTTGTCACTACTATTATGGTAAATATAAAGTAGTACTTTAATACCAATGTTTTTGCATTAAACCTTGCCATATAGGCAAGATTCACTCCGCGGGAGGGTGAAAAGCTTCACCTAATGCCGTGTACCTTCGTCTTCTTCGATCCATTCGTAGAAGTCTTCGGCGTGACAATTGAGTATCCTTGCAGCTAATACGGTATTTTCATACCGCATATCACGTTCGCCCGAGATCCAACGCGAAACTGTAGATTCCGCAACTTTCATCCGACGGGCAAACTCTGCCTGACTCATGTCACCCAGAAGTATAGGTAAACGGCATCTCCCTCTGCGGAGTGCCAT